CGACCTTGAGGAGAAGCACCTGCGCGAGGCCGTTGAGCGCGGCGCGATCATCTGCGACCTGGGCGACTGCCTCGACCTGATGCAGGGCGCGAGCGACCGCCGGCAATGCAAGTCGCAGCTCCGCTCGAGCCACGCCGCCGCCGCGTACTTCGACGCCGTCATCGACGAGGTCAGCGAACGCTATGCGCCTTACGCGCAGAACTGGGCGTTCATGGGCGCCGGCAATCACGAAACGGCCTGGCTCAAGCACCATGAGGTCTGCCCAACTACCCACCTCGTCCGCGCCATCAAGTCGCGCAACCCGCTCTCGCAGATCGGTGCCGGCGGTTACGGCGGCTGGTTCAAGTTGCGCGTCGGCGTCAACAACTGCAAGCTCACCTGGACGATGCGATATCACCACGGGTCGGGCGGCGGCGCACCGATGTCGATGGGCGTCCTTGACAGCCGGCGAATGATGTCGTGGCTCGAGGGCGTCGACTGCATCGCGGTCGGCCACAACCACCACTCGAACATCGTCGGCGTCGCTCGCGAGTATCTCGAGACGCGCAATGGCGTGTACGAGATCAGGAACAGGCATTGTGATTTCATCCGCTGCGGCACCTACAAGGCGGATTGGGGCGACGGCTCGGGCGGGTGGATCGTGGAGAAGGGGCCGGGGCCGACGAGCCTGCGCGCGAAGTGGGTGAGACTCTTCATACGATGGGAGACGGAGAACGACCAGCACGGCGGTCGCTCTCGAGGTCACCCGCGCATCGCGTGGGACATCATGGACGCACACTAGCCGTTTCAGAAGGACAGACATGCCGACGCCAGCAAAGGGCAAGCGATTCGTCAAGGTCGTGCGGAACCCGGAGACGGGACGCACGCGCAAGGTTTCCTACGGACAGGCCGGCAAGGCGAAGGGCGGCGGCGACCGCATCAAGCCCGGAACCGCGAAGGGCGCGGCCTATTGCGCGAGATCGTGGGGGATCATGCAGCGCAGCCCAGCTGCGGCGAAGAATCCCAACAGTCCGCTGCGACTGTCACGCGCGAAGTGGAAGTGCAGCGGCAAGACCTCAAGGAGCTGAACATGGCGAAGAAGACAGCGAAGCGCGGCCTGTACGCGAACATCAACGCACGACGCAAGGCCGGCACCAGCAGGTCGAAGTCCAAGTCCACCGTCAGTCCCGCCGCGTTCGCGGCCATGCGTCGCGGCTTCAAGTGAGCCGACCATGCGCGTCCGACTCGGCGGCAGGTACTGGGAGCTGCGTTTCGTGCCGAACCTTCGCAACGACGGCGAGGTCGATTTCGGCATGAACCTGGAGTCGCGCATCATCCGCGTGCGCCTCGGGCAATCGGCCGAGGACATGCTCGACACGATTGTCCACGAAGCCCTGCACGCCTCGCGCCCGGAGCTTGACGAGGACGCGGTGACGAAGACCGCGAACGACGTCAGCCGGCTTCTGTATCGCCTGGGCTACAGGCGTCAGTCGAGCCAGTAGACCTCTTCACCACGGCGGTAGTGCCTGAAGTCCTCGGAACCCTTCGAGAACTTCGTGAAGTGCCTGTCGAGGTACTGCACGTGGTTGTTCGGGAGCAGCATGAACTGCCCGTCGCCGCGCTCGATGAGGTTCAGCGGCTTGTGTTCTTGCGGGTAGCGGCTGAACCCGTCCGACCAGTCGAACGTCAGCCCGGTGTGCCGGCCGGTGAATCCGTCGTTGCGGTTCACGCCCATGCACAGCAGCCCCTCGAGGTAGGTCAGATGCACGACCTCAAGGTGTTCGCCCATGCCGCCCCAGGGCTGGAGCGAGTCGATGCCGTTGCCGAACGTCGTCAAGGTGGACATCAGGTGCAGCGGCACGCCGCACCAGTTCGCGCCGCTCTCGAGCAGCACGTGCGCGAGCATCGCCTGTCCCGGCCGGCAGTACGCCGCGTGCCAGATGCCGCGCGTCGTTCCCTTCGGCATGTTCGGCCCGAGCGCCGAGTTGCAGACGTTGACGTACAGGTGATACGGCAGGGAAGCATGGCGTGGCATCGTGCGCGTATACTACGCTCGCGAGGACGCGGGTCTGCGGCAGTCGACGCCAACCACCCGCACGGGCGCGCCCTGAAGGCCGCGAGGTACGCCGGCGCGACGATCACCCGTTGGGGTAGCAACAACCTTTCGCCGGGGACAGGCGGTGCGAAGCGCCGCTGTGTCCCATGTTGCACCGTGTTGCATGCGTGATGCAACCTCGCCGCATGGAGCGAAAGTGCTACAGATCCTCACAAGTGCAGCGGGGCGATGAACTCAAGCGCCCGAGCGTCAATGAGAAACGAGCTTCGGGCGTTGCCGGCACGGTCATCCTCGCGCCGGCGGTAGTGGTGTTCGACCGCGCCGCTCGTCACCATGCCGGCAAGGCGGTTGAACGGCGAACGGAACACGGCCGACAGCGGCTTGACGTTTATGTCGCGCCACGACAGCGTCTGCCAGTTGATCCAGAAGTACACGACCAGGTCGGGGTACAGCTCGCGGTATCGCTCGAAGTCCTTGCGGTTGAACGTCACGGTGAACCGTGGATTCATGCCGTACTGGCGAGCGGAGAAGAACGGCGTCGTCTGCGCCTTCAGGTCAGCGAGGCAGTCGTTGACGATGAGGTCGGGCGCGTAAACGTTCGTTGCCTTGTCCGGGTTGATTCGCGCGCGAAGCCCGATCCTCGCGCAGTTGTCAACGAACGCGACCTCGAGCTGCTGCCCGTGCTTGCACCACCAGCGTTTGTCCTCGGTGTCGTGCATGTTTGATCCGCGACGAAACGCGCCCTGCGGCACGAAGCCAGCAGGGCGCGCATCCGGGGGCAAAGGTGGGAGCCGTCCGTGGCTACCCGTAGCGGCGCGCGGCGAACAGGAAACGATCCTGGGCATCTCGCCGACGCGCCGGCGCTGACTATACCCCGCCAACAAAGAAGCGCAAGCCGAAGCCTGCGCTACTTTGCGGTTGCATCACGAGCGGGGTTCGCTATGATGCGGGCTGCTCAACCCATCGCGGTTGCATTGTACCGAACCTGCTCCCAGGAGCAACAATGCCGCAAGCAGATCCCGGCGCGGTAGGGGATCATGGATGTAGACGCAGGGCTTGACCCTAACCTGCGCCGCCCGAAAGGGCGCGCTCCCCCACGAAGGCAGCGGCTGGCAGTCCTCCAGCGAAATGGTGAAATTCGTGGCTCGACCGAAAGCGTGGCTCCGTGTGGGCTGGTCGATGTGGCCCCCTCGCGGGGTCACTCCCTCTGCGTTCACCGTGCAGACTGAATTGCAACCCCCGGCGGGTACGACCTTCCAACTCCGCCCATATGGCTGATATGCGCGAGCTGCTGCGGCGCGGAGCCGTAGGCGCAGCGCAGCGACGCAGCAGCGTCTGCGGAAATCTCTAGTACGCAACGACCCCTCGGTAAACTGCGGCGCATGGGCAAGCGTCGACGAAAGCAGCCGGCATCCATCCTCCTCGCCGGCCTCGACGACTGCCTGCTCGGCAAGATGTTCCCTCACCCCAACGACGAGCAGGGAGTCCCGGTCGCCGTCTACAGCGGGGACATGATCGCAGCCCGTCTGCGCGACGACGAGAACATGTCAATGCCCGACGCACGGGCGTTCGTGACGGACAACATCGAGCAGAACTTCCTCGGCCCAGGCACCGCTCGCGTGGTATGGGCGGCAACGAGCGAAGATTTCGGGCAGCTCGTCGACCCCGACTGATATGCTCCCGCATATGCATATCCGTTCGTATGACGATTTCAAGACGGCGGTGACCGAGGAGGTTGCCTCCCAGGGCATGACCCGCAGCGGACTCGCCCGTCAGCTCGAGGCCGCCGGCCTCCTCCGCGCACACACCGTCCGATGCCTGCTCGGGTCACCCGGCACCGTCATCGGTCGCCGAAAGCCAGCGTTCGACTCGGTGTTGACAATCGCCAACGCCGCCGGATTCGACCTCGTCCTCCAGCGCAGGAGCTGAACCCATTGCCAAGCAAGACACCAAAGCAGCGCAAGTTCATGGCAGCGGCCGCTCACAGCGCCGCCTTCGCCAAGCGCGCGGGAATCTCCCAGAAGGTCGCCCGAGAGTTCAACCGTGCCGACACCCGCCGGAAGGCACGGAAGCGATCCTGATGCCTTCTAGCCCCTCTGCTGGGCAAACCAAGATGGTTGCCGTGAACGAGAACGGCAGACGAATCGGGGAGGGACACCACAATGCCACGATCACGGACGAAACCGTCAACGCCATCCGCGAACTCCACGAAGACCACGGCATCGGGTACCGACGCCTCGCAAGGCAGTTCGGACTCCACGTTGAAACCGTCAAGAAAATCTGCCGCTACCAGCGCAGGGCAGCAACCCCCAAAGCTTGGAAGCGCGTGGAGCAGGGAAGACCGAACACGCCTGCTTGACGATCTCGTCGCGTGGATCGGGGACGGCAAGCCCCTGCGAGAATGGTGCAGGATCGCCGGAAACCCATCGTGGCGAACGATTTACGAGTGGCTCGAGGAGGACGAGGAAACGTCCGCACGCATCGCGCGCGCGCGCGAGGATGGACACGACGCGCTGGCCGAGCAATGCCAGGTGCTGTCGGACACCCCGCCCCGCGATGCCGTCGAGGTGCAATGGCGCAAGCTCCAGATCGAGACGCGCCTGAAGCTGCTCGCGAAGTGGAACCCGCGCAAGTACGGCGACCGGGTCGGCGTCGACCACGCCGGCGGCGTCAGCATCGTCCTGAAGACCAACGTCCCCGATGCCGAAGACGGACATTGAACTCACGTATGCGCCTCGAGCGTGGCAGCGCGAGTGCCACCTCCTGAAGCGGCGGTTCACCGTCCTGGTGCTGCACCGCCGCGCCGGCAAGACCGAGCTGGCGATCATGGAACTCATCAACCGCGCTGTCAAGTGCGGCCGGGAACTGGGGTTCTTCGTGTACGTCGCGCCGTTCCTGAAGCAGGCGAAGGCCATCGCGTGGGCGCGACTGAAGGACAAGCTCGGCCCCCTGCGCGCGACCGGGGCAGTCGATGTCAACGAGGTCGATCTCGCCGTGACGTTCAAGCACAACGGCGCGACGATCCGCCTGTTCGGCGGCGACAACCCCGACGCCCTGCGCGGCATCCGCCTCGACGGCGCGGTCATTGACGAGGTCGCCCAGATCAAGCCCGAGGTATGGACGGAGATCGTGCAGCCGGCGCTCGCCGACCGCAAGGGATGGGCGCTGTTCATCGGCACACCCGCCGGCATGAACCTGTTCGCCGAGCTGTACTACAAAGCCGGGAACCTCGAGGACTGGGTGGCGAAGCGGTACACCGTCAACGACACCGACGCGCTCGACCCCGACGAGGTCGCTCGCCTGAAGCGCGACATGTCTCCCGAGGCGTTCGCTCGCGAGTTCCTGTGCGACTTCAGCGCGGCAGGCGACGACCAGCTCATCGCGCTCGCCGACGCCGAGGCCGCCTCCGAGCGCGAGTACGCGGACGGCGACGTCATCGACTCCCCGCTGGTGATCGGCGTCGACCCTGCCCGGTTCGGCGACGACCGCAGCGTCATCATGCTGCGGCAGGGGCTGCGCGCCGAGGAGCCGATCATCCGGCACGGCATTGACAACATGAGCCTCGCGAGTCTGGTCGCCAACGTCATCGAGGATCGCGACCCAGACGCGGTGTTCATCGACGCAGGCGCTGGTGCCGGCGTGATCGACCGCCTGCGGCAGCTCGGCTATGACGTCACCGAGGTCGCGTTCGGCGGAAAGGCGACCTACCCGAACCTGTTCGTCAACAAGCGAACCGAGATGTGGTGGGCTGTCAAGGAGTGGCTCGAGGCCGGCGGGTCGATCCCCGACGAGTCGACGCTGAAGGTCGAGCTGTCGACGCCGACGTACTCCTACGACACGGTCGGACGCCGCGTCCTCGAGTCGAAGGACGAGATCAAGAAGCGACTGCAAGGCGGCGGCTCGCCCGACATCGCCGACGCGCTCGCGCTCACGTTCTCGTTCGCCGTCAGCAAGCAGCTCCCGCGCGAGGTGCGCGACCGCATCACGAAGCGCGGCAACGACTACGACCCCTACGAACGGGAACCGTAATCGCATCATGGAGGAATAGAGTCATGGTCAGGCAGGCAACCGAACAGGACGTCGACCAATTGACCGCAATGGCACGCGAGTTCATCGGCTACAGCGCGTATGGCACGATGATCGCGCCAGCCGACGATGACATACGCACGGGCATCATCTCCGTGATCCGATCCGGCGTGATGTTCGTCGCCGAGGTCAATGGCAAGCTGGTCGGAGTCATCGCGGGGATCATCGCTCCGATGTGGTTCGCGCCGAGCATGTCTTGCGCCGTCGAACTTGCCTGGTGGGTTGATCCGGCGCACCGCATGACGCGCATCCCGTTCCGTCTGATCGCGGCGCTCGAGGAATGGGCAAGGGAATCGGGCGCGAGGCTCCTGTGCATGAGCGAACTCGTCATCAACGGCGAGACGCCAATCGCGAGGATGCTGTCGCGCATGGGATACGTCAACACCGAACGCTCTCACGTGAAGGAAATCTGACATGGCAGGAATCTCCACCATCATCGCTGGCGTCGCCGCTGGCATCGCCGCTGCCGGAACGAGTTACTCCATCGTCGCCGGCGAGCGCGGTGCCGCCGCGCAGGAGAAGGCGATGAAGCAGCAGCAGCAGGCGCAGACGGAGGCGGCCGCGCAGGCTCGCAGCCAGCAGCGGCAGTCGGAGATCGCCATGTCGGCCGCGAACCGCCGCAAGCCGAACATCGCCGCCATCATGGACAACGCCGCCGAGGGAAGTATGGGCGGCCCGTCCGGAACCATGCTGACCGGGCCGACCGGCGTCAACCCGCAGGATCTCCAGCTCGGGCGCTCGTCGCTCCTCGGAGGCTGACATATGAGCCAGTACACCGGAGACAACTCCTCGTATCCCGATGCTCCCACGCGGGATCGGCTGTTCACCCGGTGGGGCCAGCTCAAGAGCGAGCGCGCGTCGTGGCTGGCGCATTGGCAGGAGATCACCTCCTACCTGCTCCCGCGCAACGGGCGCTACTTCCGCCAGGATCGCGACAAGGGCTGGCGCAGGCACAACGCCATCTACGACAACACCGGGACGCGCGCGCTCCGCACCCTCGGCGCGGGGCTGATGTCAGGCGCGACGTCGCCGGCGCGGCAATGGTTCCGGCTCGCGACGCCCGACCCCGAGCTGAACTCGTACCAGCCCGTCAAGCTCTGGCTCGACGACGTCACCAAGCGCATGCAGCGCGTGTTCCAGAAGTCGAACACCTACCGCTCGCTGCACCTGATGTACGAGGAACTCGGCGCGTTCGGCACGGGCGCGAGCATCGTGCTTCCAGACTTCGAGCAGGTCATCCACCACTACCCGCTCACGACGGGCGAATACTGCATCTCGACCGACGCGCAGGGGCGAGTCTGCACCCTGT